GGCGCGGGGGGCGCGCCGTCGCGCGCCTTTGCCCGCGCAAGGGCGCGCCTCGCGCGCAACGGCGCGCCCTCGTCCGAGGCGCGCAATAGCGCGTGGGGCGCGCCGTCGCGCGCCTTTTCCCGCGCAATGGCGCGCCTCACGCGCAATGGCGCGCCTCCCGGCGTCCCCCCTCTCCCTCCCCCTCCCTCGCCCCCCCTCACACTCCCCCCCACGCCCACCCCCGCCCACGCCCCCGCAGCCGCGGCGGCGGGCGCGCACACACGCGAGGCCCGAGCCGGCGAGCCAGCGGCGGCGATGGCCACGACGGTGGCGGCGGACCCCGCAGTGGTCGATGCCCTGGTGGCGGTGGGCCTGGACGGCCGGCTCCTGGATCACGCTCTGCGCATCCCCGGACTGACCCCTCCGCTCGTGCTCCGCATCGGTCGCTGGTGCGACGAACGCGGCAAGGGGGCTCCGATCGTCCTGGCGGAATTGCACCGGACGACGGCGCGGGCGGCGGCGCGGGCCCGCCTGGCTTCGGTGCGGGCGGCGACGGACGCGCGGACGGAGGCGGACCCGCCGGCGGCGGAGCGGCAGCAAGCGCTGCGGCAGCGACAGACGGACGCGGACCTGCTGGCAAGCCTTGACGACGCGACCGTCGAGGGCCTTAAGCGGGAGTTCCTCGCGGGCCTGATCGAAGCGTCGCCGGGCCTGACCGAAGCGTCGCGGCGGTTCCTGGCCGATCGCAACCCCCGCGCCGCCCCGATGGCGGTGGCGATCGCGGACCTGGCTCGGCGGCATGGACTCGACCGCACCCCTTCACCCCTCACAGGAGCACGAGCATGACCACCACCGCCCCCATCCATCCCGTGGTCCGCGTGCTGCCCGCGCCCCGCGTGAGTGAGGACGACGATCGGCGGCGTTACTGCTTCGAGGTCCGCCTCCTGGTCCCTGGCGAACTCCCAAGCAGGCCGGAGCGTGAGGTGATCGTCAAGCAGGGCGAGCGCCCCTACGTCAAGCCCCACACCGCCGACGAGCACGGCCGGCGCTTCCTGGCGTCGGCGGCCGGCCGGCGGCTGATCGATCTCGAACTGGCGGACATGCGCCGCTGCGGAGAACTTCAATGAGCGAACAAGGCTCCCCGATGGCCGACGCCTCCCTCATGCGCCGTTACGCGGAGCAGACGCTCCGGGGCACGGTCCGGCGCGCGGTGGTGGAAGCGGCGGTGGTGGATCGCCTCTCGGCCCACCAGATCGAGTTGATCGAGGATGGCGTCTGTCAGGCGCTTTGTGGGCGTGGCTGCGCATGGGCCCTCGCGTTTGTCGCCGGCACCGCGATGGCCCCTGAGGTCATCCGCCTGCTGGGCGGTGTGGCCTCCCCAGCCTCACGGCCGGCGGATCAACCCTCGAACGATGCCGCGTGACCGGCTTCTCATCGGCCGCGGAGCGGCCGCTTATCCAGCCCCGCAAGCGGCGGGGCATCACCCAATGTTATGGGAGCATGGATCATGGCCACCGCAATCGCACTGCCCGGCTCGGTGTTGGACCCGTCGTCGCCTCTTCCTTTTCCCACCAAACCCCATCCAACTCCCAGGCCGACGGCGGCGGGGGAGGGCGGGGGCCTGCGGACTATCCCGATCGGGGAGATAGCGGCCAGCCGATTCAACCCGCGGCAGTGTTTTGACGATGGGGAGCTTGCGAAGCTGGCCGACTCGCTCAAGGTGCATGGCCAACTGCAGCCTTGTCTGGTGCGGCCGGTGTCCAGGGGGTTTGAGTTGGTCGCTGGGGAGCGACGCTGGCGGGCCGCGAAGCTCGCCAAGCTGGGGGTGTTGATGTGCATCGTGCGTCCCATGTCCGACGCTCTGGCCGTGGAACTGGCGGGCATCGAGAACTATCGCCGCTCCGATCTCAACGCGATCGAAGAGGGCCGCTGGTTCCGCTCCATGCTGGACACGGCGGGCTTCACCCAGCAAAAGCTGGCGGACCGCCTGGGCGTCACCCAGGGTCAGGTGAGCAACCGCCTGCGCCTGCTGGACCTGCCTGAGCCCATCCAGGGGCGGATCATTTCGGGCGAAATGCCGGCCACCTGGGCCCGGCCCATCGCGGCCCACGCCGACCGGCCGGCGGTGATGGCGGCCCTGGCGGCGAAGCTGCAACTTAACCCGCCCCGCACCGAGAACCAGGTCGAGAACGCGCTCGAGCAGGCGGTTTTGGAATGCTCGCGGCCGCTGAGCGGCTGGTATCGACAGCTTGGTCCTGGTGGTGCGGTCCAGTCGGGTGAGGTCGCGTTCAAGCCCACGAAAGAGCAGCGTCGGGAGCTCGACGTGTTCACCATCAAGCGGACCTGGAACCAAGAGCAGCGCTGCTGGAACGTGGAGTTGTGGGACCAGCTTCAGGCCGCGGGCGAGGCGCGGCGAGCGGAGCGACAGACCAAACGCGCGAGCTTAACCGCGGGCAAGGCCTCGGGCGGCGTGTCCAAGGCGGACCGGGCCTGCGAACTGGCGGAGCAGTGGCGCAAGCGTCTCTACCGCTGGAAGATCTCCTGGCTGCAGGGACTCATCGCCAAGCGCGTGGCGGCTGGCGTGGACGACGCGGTGCTCTGGCGGCTCATGCTGCACCTGGCGGTGCAGGATCCGCGGCAGCGCGATCGGCGCGACTTGGAACGCCTCCTGACCAACGCGGGCGGCCAGGTCAAGAAGCGGGCTTCCTGGCAAGACAGCGACGTGATTGCGGCGACGGCAGGCATCTCCGGCGTCAAGCTCCGGGGCGTCGTCGGGGAGGCGATCCAGGCCTGGGTGGTCATGCCCACTGACGTGGCCGCCCGCCACTTGACCCCGGCCAACATCGAACGCCTGGCGTCTGACCTGGACATCGATGTCAAGCGCGCCTGGACACTGCGGCGCGACTACCTGGAGCTGCACACCACGGCCCAACTGCTGGACCTGACCCGGGAATGGGCGATGCCGGCGGACTCGCTCCGCGGCCTCAAGCGTGGTCAGCTTATCGACGCGATCCTCAAGCGATCTCCCAAGGCCTGCCCCAAAGAGATTCTGGCGTCGGGCCTGTCGAAGGGTGGCCTCTGATGACCCCGCTGCAGCGCTCGTGGTGGTCGTTCCCGTTGATCGTGCCGCGCTGGCAATGCGCGGTGATGATCGTCGGCTGGCTCTGCGCCTCGGCGGCGGCCGTCATTCTGCTCTGGAGGGTGCGTCATGGCTAAGGCCCATCTACCCCTCCCCAAAGCCCAAGGGCTGTCAGAACGGATCGTGGCGGCGTTGCGGCCGGCCAGTGCGCGTATCGAGGTCGCGGGGAGCATCCGTCGTCATCGGCCCGAGGTCGGCGATATTGAGGCCGTCGTCATCCCGCGCCGCGGTGGCGGTCTGTTCGCGGATGAGGACGGCCCGTCTCTGCTGGACGGGCTGCTGCATGACCTGGTGCAGGCGGGTCGGCTGCGCATGGGCCGGCTCAACGGCGATCGCTTCAAGCAATTTGAAATCCCCGCCTGCCCGGGCTTGACGCTCGACCTGTTCATCGTGACGCCGGCGACGTGGGGCGTGCAATTGGCCATCCGCACCGGGGCGGCCGAGTTCTCCAAGGCGCTCGTCACCGAGCGCTCGCGCGGTGGCCTGCTCCAAGACGGCCTGATCGTCCGCTCGGGTCGCGTCTGGCGTCGTGACCAGGTGGTGGTGGGCATGATCGATTGGAGCGGGTCGCTTAAGCGGGAGAGCGGCCCTTTCTTCCAGCCGCTTCCGGGGGCGGTCCCACTGGACACGCCCGAGGAACAGGACTTCCTCGGTCTGTGCGGCGGCTGGGTCGATCCCCAGGCCCGCGGCCAACTGCAACCGGCGGAGGCGGCCCGATGAAACCACGCTCCGCCCATCACGCGGCTCGACTGGCTTTGTCACGCTTGTGTTGGCTCTTGTCCAGCACCGCGACGCGCAGCTCCACGCCGATGGCCTGGGCGTACGTGAGCAGGGTTTCGAGGGTGGGGTTGGGGTCAGCCGCGTTCTCCAGGCGGCACACGGCCGAGCGCCCCAAACCGGACGCCGCTTCCACCTGGCTCAAGCTGATGCCCTTGCGAATCCGGGCGGCCTTCAATTCGCGGACCACATGCTCGATGGCCTCCATGCGGTCGAACACCGCACGGGCCTCTGCTTCGATCTCGGGGCGCTCGGCCTCCAACTGGACGTGCATGGCTTCGAGTCTCGCCCGCTCGGCGGCAGAGACCTTGCGGTGCGTTCGCTTGAGTCGTCGCATGGCTTCACCTCGCTTGCGGTTCGTAGGCGGTCAGGATTTCGATCGTGACCTCATCCACTTCCCGGAACACCACGCAGAGCCGGCGGCCGGCGTGGGTGTGGCCGATGTAGAGCGGGAGCCCCGACGATCGACTGAAGGTCATGCACCTGGCGGTGAGCACGACCTCTTCCACCTCGTGCTCGCTGACCCCGTGGGCGGCGATCTTCTCACACGCGATGTCGGTCCAGATCAGGTGTCGCCACGGCATCGGCCCGCTCCGTCGGTGTTGCTATTTATGTTAACAGGCGTTGACACAGATGTCAACGCCCTCTCGCAAACAAGCGGCCTCGCGGACGCGCTGTCACCGCGTCACGCGAGGCCTGACCCCTGCCCCCGGAGTCGTGAAGGGACGCCGGCGGCGGAGCTGGACCCGATGGTACAGCCACCGCCCGCCCTTCTCGATCAGTACCCGCGGCCTGGCCTCCGGATGTTCCGGGGTGGGGATGACGAACGTCAGCACCAGGATCGCTGCTGTGGGCATGGACGCTGTACGTGAGGTGAGTGTATGAAAGCTCCCAACCTTCTGACCCTGGCTCAACTGGTTCCGCTCTACCTGGAGGGCTTCCCCGACGTGGGGTGGCACGGGGCCCGAGCCGAGTACCCGATCCGCCCAGGCGGCCGCATGTGCGAGGCCGACAACATGGACTACGCCCTCCGCGACCTGCTGGCCACCATCATCGCCCCCGCCCCCACCCCCGGCCCCGGAATGTCCGACGCGGCGTCCAGCCCCCGCGCCCTGGCGGCGCTGACCGTGGATGAGCTGCGCCCCAGCGACCTGCGGGCGGTGCTGCAGCACATGGTCGCGCGGAACCTCTGCCGCAACCAGGTCAACGCCCGCAAGGGGCGCATCCTCCGCTTCGTTCGCTGGGCCGTCCAGTACGAAATCGCCCACGAGTCGGTCATCACCCGCCTCGCCGCCGTCACCGGCGTCAAGGCCCACTATCCGGGCGTGCGGACCACCGCCAAGATCACGGCCGTGGACCAGGCCATCGTCGAGGCCACCCTCCGCGTGGCCCGGCCCGAGCTCCGCCGCGCCATCGAGGTCCAGGCCATCACCGCGATGCGCCCCGGCGAACTGTGCATGATGCGGGTGTGCGACCTGCGTCCCGGCCGGACCCCCGACGGCGATCCCATCTGGACCTACAGCCCCGCCCAGCACAAGACGGCCCACCACGGCGTGCGCCGCAACATCCCCCTGGGGCCCGTCGCCCAGACGATCCTGCGCGAACAGGTGAGCGTCCGCTTCAGTCAGGGCGATCTGCTTGGCGGCCCAGGCTGCGGCGTGCCGCGCCTGGGTGACCTGGAGGACCGGCGGCGCATCTGGTCCTGGACCTCAGTGAGCGGCTACCGCGTCGCGGTGGCCAAAGCCGCCAAGCGAGCCGGCGTCGAGCACTGGCACCCCAATCAACTGCGTCACAGTCGCATCACCTTCGCCGCCCACACCGTCAGCGAGTCGGTGGCCCAGGCGATCGCGGGGCACACCGACGCGGCCACCACCCGGCGGCACTACATCGACCAGGACAACGCGGGGGCGACGCTCTTCGCCCAGGACTTCGGATGACCCCCGGACCCCGGACCCCGGAAATGGGGGCCGAAGGCGAGCGCTAGCTTAGGTAGCTAGCTCTCACCCCCACGGATTGCGGCTTGCACTCATCGGATCAACAACACTTGGGCGGGGCTGGGTCGAGCGTTCGGCCCGCGCCTGCGCCCTTGGCCGGGGCCGGGCGTGACCCCTCTACAGGCACGCCCGGCCCCATCATGCGGAGCATGAACATGATCGCCACCAGCATGGACGCGACCCCCGAAACTGTCAACCCCGGCCCCGCCCCCGGCCCCATCAACGGCAGGACCATCATCAAACACGACAAGCTCACCATCAGCGTCCAGGTGATCGACGGCGATGAGCGAGCCCTGGAACAGGGACTCAAGCTGCTCCAGGGGATGTGGGGCCATCACTACGCCCGGCGGATTCGGCTGCTGGTGGCGTTCGCGGTTCCCGCCCTGGCGGAGGCGGACGCCGGTGAATCGGACCTGGCCTCCGCGGTGGCCTGAGCCACGCCAGCGGCCCGGCCGCGATGGCCGATCTTCTCCCCGATGACCGCGGCGACGCTCTTCACCAACGACGATCCCAGGCCCCGGCCCGCGCGCCGTCCCCGACGCGCGGCGCCGTCGCCTCCGGGGGCGGGGGCGGGTCCGGGGGCGCGGCGTTGGCCCATCGCCCGGCGGCTGTGCGCGCCGCCGCTTGGCGTGGAGCGCTGCGTCGTTCGCCAGCGCTGTCGTGACGCGGTGGGTAGCTACCAGGTGTTCGATTCGCCCTGGGGGCGGTTCCTCCGCCACGAACTCCACGCCGGCGGCGTGAATTGGTACTTGCTGCGATGATCTCACCAGATGATGGCCACCGCGCCGCTCGCTCCGGCCTCCCCGCTGGTTTGGCCGCCCCGGCCGCCTTCTCCGCACGGAACGTACTGTCGGGTGCCAAGCGAAACTCGGTCGGGCGACAGCGAGGGGAATCCGCCTGCGCTGTATGTCCCTCTCAACACCCCCGACGCGCCAGATTGGCCCGTCATCCCCAAGCCTAGTTGGGTGAGGCCGACCGAGTTGCTGGCCACGCCTCCGTTTCCTCCGCTAAAATCACTCGCCCCACTCCCGCCCCCAGCGGTGAACCCAAAAGTGACGTCGCTAGCCCCCCAGCGCGTAGTCCCCGAAACTGTGGTGTTCCCCCCGTTTGCACCACTTTGTCCTCCGCCTGTACCTCCTGCGCCTATGGTTATGGTGAGTTGGTCACCCGGATTGACCCTCAGCGTCCCCCACACGGATCCCCCGGCTCCGCCCCCGCCGCCGGTGATGTATCCCAGTGTGATCGTCCCCTCGTCGCCGTGATCGTCGGTGAAGTCTACCGTGATGGGGTTTGTCTGCTGTTTGCTCCCGCCCCCTCCGCCTCCGACTGCGATGATCTCCACGACTGAGACGTCTTTGGGCGTCGTCCACACCGTGCTCGTGTGGCATACGAAGCAGTTGCTCCGCCCCGGCCGACGCGGCCTGCCCAACAGCACGCATCCCCACTTGGTTCCTGTTCCCGACACCAACCAGAGTACATTCGCGCCTGGTTTGCCGGCGATTAAGCGGTCGGTTATGCCGTGGCCCACGCCCGCAGTCAGCGGTGTGTTTGTATTCGCGGCGACCTCGATCTGCACGAATGTAACCCCGGCGGTGACGGCCCGCCCCACGCGGCCGGCTTTTATCGGCTCGGTGGTGACTGCGAAGTTCTCATCGTGGCCATTGGGGACAGCAGGGGAAAGGTTTGGCAAGTTTCCGCCGACGACGGGCGGGTGGCTATGCATGTGCGGCTCGTCCATGTTCTCCGACAGCCAAAAAGGCGCATAGGCCAGTGAGACCACGCCGAATTGTGGCAGGTCTGCGCCCGTGTCGTTGCGCACCAGCACCAGCCCGGCGGGATCCATGGCAGCCGAGCGTGGCGGCAGAATCGCTGATCCAATCTGCTGCGCCCGCGCCGCCCCCAGCGCGGCGTTCCAGTCCCCGGCCGATATGGTCAGCGGGTCACCGGGGCGGACGGGTTGGAGCGGGGCGCGCATGGGTTGGTACTCTGATTGATACTCAGTAGGGAGCTACAGGATCAGCCCCGCGAAACTCGCCTCGTCGGCGATCCGCTCGACGTAGGCGGCTAGGGGCCGGCTCACCAGCATCTTCTCCACCGTGTCTTCCACGTCGTAGTAGAACACCCACAGGTAGTCCCAGCCGGCCTTGGTGGTGACGGTGATGTCGGGTCCGATGGGGATGTTGGTGGCGGTGATGGACACGGCGAACTTCCAGGTGATCTCCCAGGGATCGTCGGCGTCGATGCCGCGGCGGGAGCCGCTGGCGCCCAGAAAGAGCAGCTCACGGGCGCTGAAGCCCAGGAAGCTGGCTGAGTTGACCAGGCCGGCCAGGGCGGACATCTGGCGGTAGTATGGCTCGGTGACGGCGGACGCCGCGACTACTTTGGTGCGGGCGAGGATCTGGTTGGTGGACGGAGGCCACTGGACGCCGTTGACCCGGCGGTCGCGGTCCACGTTGATGGCCCCGCGGAAGTCGGGTTTCTGGTTGGAGCCGTATTTGGCGACGGTCTGGCGGCTGTGGGTGATGAGCGTGGGCGTGACGGCCACCTCGAAACTGTCGCTGATGGTGTCCTCGGGGGGCGTGGCGCCCCCGGAGTCGCTGTCGGCGTAGCGGACCTCGACGTAGTAGGTGGTGTTGTCGCCGTTAAGTTCGACGGCCTCGGCGTCGTCCAGGTCCATCCCGTTGAAGGTGGCGGGGGAGGCGTCGATCGCGGCGGAGCGGGCCTCAATGGCGCTGGCGGCCTCGGTCACCAGGTAGGGGATGGTGGCGGATTTCCCGGCGACGCGGATTTCGTAGCGTTGTTCGGCGGTGGCCATGGCGGGCATCCGGGGGCGGTACTTCCGGGGGCTTCCGGGGGCTTCCGGGGGACGGGGGGTCAGCCGAATACGAGTCGGCCGCCGCCATCGACCAAACGGCGCATGAGGCGGACGGTCTCGGCGGTGTTCTGGGCGGTCTGGCGGGCGTCGCGTTCGCCCCCGGCTCCAAACGCCAGGTTGAGCGTCCGGGCGTCGAAGCCTCCGTCGGGCACGGCGGAGGCGGCCTTGCTGGCAGTGTCGGTTCCGCCGGCCAGGGTGTCGCGCATGCGTTTCATCAGCGACTCAAAATCGGTCGAGAGCCCGCTGGTGTCGGCGGCGGGCGCGGCCGCGGCGTCCGGGGCGGCCTGCGATTGCGAGTCGGTCTTGATCCTGGCGATGGCGGCTTTGAGTTCGTCGGTGGCGGTGGCGACGGTGGCGTCGGCGGCCGCCTGGGCGTCGGCGACGGCCTGGGCGGATCCGGCGAGCGTCTCGGTGATCCAGCCGTCCAGGCCGGCCTGTTGGCGCTCGGCGTCGGCGCGGGCTTTGGCGTTGGCGTCGTCAGCTTCGGCGGTCGCGGTCCTGAGCTTCTTCTGGCCTGCGATCTGATCGTCGGTGAACTTCTTTTCGGCGGCGTTGCGCGCCTGGTTGGCGTCGTAGTCCTGATCGAGCGCTTCGCGGACGGCGATGCCGGCCCGCTTGGCCTGCAGGATGATCATGTTCCAGGTCTCGGACCCGCGGTTCGAGGTGTCCGCCCAGAACTTGGCGAACCAACTTTGGAGGTCGGCCCACCCGGTGCGAATCGAGGCGACTGCGTCGAGCGCCCAGCCGGCCACCATGTCGAAGCCCTCCAGCGAGAGCTGTAGGAACCACTGGCTGAAGGTGGTCCAGGCCTCCTTGAGGCGGGCGACGCCCACGGTCCAGGCGGCCTTGATCCCCTCCCACGCCACCCGCGCGGCCCCGGCCAGGTCACCGGCCATGAGGCGGTCGCGGATGACGCCGATGGTCTCTCCGACGATCCGGGACAGGTCGCCCCAGGCTTTCATGAGCGGCTGAAGCGCCCCGCTGGCCCACAGAGCGACGGCTCCCAGCGCCGCGACGGCGGCGAGGGCCAGGCCCACGGGCGAGGCCACCGCCCCCAGCGCGGAGGCGAAGAGTCCCGCGGCCGCGGCTCCGATTTTCAGGCCGATGGCCAGGGGCATCAGGAACAGGTGGAGTCCGTAGATCGCCCCGGCGGCGATCTTCACGGCCAGGCCCAGGCCCACTATGCCCGCGGCGACGCCCACCGCGGCGATGGCGATCATGCCGATGCTCTGCACCAGGCCCGCGTTCTGGCTGACCCATTGGACCGCGGCCTGGACCCAGCCTGATGCCGCGTGGAACAGGGCGGTCACGGCGGGCAGGAGTTTGGAGCCGATGCCCACGGCCAGGTCCACTGTGCCGGCGAGCAGTCGTTTCTGGGTGTTGGCGAAGCTGTCCGCGGTCCGGGCGGCGTCGCCCATGGCGCCCTGCTGGCCCAGCGATTTCCCGATGATCGACAGGCGGAGCATGGCTTTTTGTTGCTCGGTCAATTTCGCGGCGTCGAATCCCCGGTTCAGGGCCTCCTGTTGCAGCGCGGCATCTTTGGTGTTGATGCCGAACTTGGCCAGCACCTCGGAGCTTCCGCTCATGGCGGCCAGCATCCGCTGCATGGCGTCCTCGTCCGACAAGTTGTTGAAGCTGGCCAGGTCCAGGCCCAAGCCCACCAGCGCCTGGCTCATCTCCTTGGCCATGGCGGGGTCGAAGCCCAGGCCGACGTTGAAGCCCTGGAACGTGGCCAGGTTGTCCTTGAGTTCCAGCGCCGAGCGTCCGACCTGCTGGGCGGTCTGGTCGGCCCAGGCCCCGGCGGACGCGGCCTGGTCGCCCATGACCACGTTGAAGCGGTTCATGCCCTCTTCCGCCTTGGACGCCCAGCCGATGACCTGTTTGAGGCCGGCCACGATCGGTGCCCCGAAGGCCAGGCCGCCCTGGATCAGGGCGTCGCCCCCCAGGCTGAGGTCGGAGGACACCTTGGCCATCACCTGGGCCCGCTGCGCGAAAGCCCGCAGGCGGGCCTGGGCGGCCTTGAGGGTGCGCTGCATGGGTCCGTCGTCCGCGAAGATTTCGACGAACGCCCGGCCGGCTCGGATGGCTCCTGATGTGGCTGACACGGATGACTCCTGGGATTCAGAGCTTCCGGGGGCGGGGGCGGGGGCGGGGGTACAATGAGGCGGTCATGATTGAACTGGTGCTCATCCTGGTCGGCGGACTGGCGCTGGTGGGTCTGGCCGTGATGACGGCGATGTTCGTGCTGGGCGTGGTCCTGGGGTTGCTGGACGTCCTGCTCCGCTTGGCGCTCATGCCGTTCGCACGTCGGCGGCCTTGATGGTCACGGCCTGGGCTGAGAGGGCCCTGGCAATCGCTCCCAGGTTGTGCTTGGTCATGGGGATGCCTCCACGGCGGCCGCGCAGCGGGTTGAAGTCATCGGGGGTGTATCCCCTCTTCTTGGGATCGCGGTGACAGTTGGCCAGGAGCGCCATCTGGGAACTGGCGATGGTCCAGTCGTGTTCCCGCCTGCCCTGGGCCATCCACACCAACTCGCGGAGCGTGAACGGATCGGGGGCGACGCCGGCCACGCCGGCCAGTTGGTAGATCAGCTTCCACGGGTCGAGGCGAGGGCCTGGTCCAGGTCGATCGCGCTCGTCTGTTCGATCAACCGAGCCGCCTGCTGCTCCTCGAACGCGCCCATCTTGCTGATCGCGGCCTGGAGCACGCGCCGCTGGGCCGGGCGGAAAAAACCGACCACGCTCTCCAACAGGGCGTCGGTGGCGGCGGTGAGGGCATCGCCGCCCAGGCCCGCGGCGAATTGCTCCTCGGTCACGCCGGCGGCCTGGGCGGCCGGTTCGAGCAGGGCCCAGAGCACGGCCGCCAGTCCCATCGGGTCATAGACCAGGCGGTGGAGCGTGCTTTCGTCGGACAGGTTGAGCAGGTCCACGCCCGCCTGATCGCGGACGCGGCGGACCGCGGCGACGTCCAGACGGACGTCCCACTTGCGGCCCTGGGTATCAGTGAACGTGGTCATGAGTGTGTCCTGTGAAAGAGAAAGCGGAGGGCATTTCGCGCGAAATACCCCCCGGCTTCCGGGGCGCGGCGGCTTAGCCGCCCACGGTGACGAAGGTCGGCGGGGTCAGGGAGTGGGTGCGCTTGACCGTCACGTCGTACATGACGGCGTCTTCATTGCTTTCGCCGCGCTTGAATCCGAAGACCTCGCACGCGGTGCGGATGTAGCGGGTGCCGCTGGTGGCGATGGGCCCGTCGGCGAACGCCAGGTCCAGGGCGGTGTTGTCCATGAAGGCCGCTTCGATGGCGGCGAAGGAGGTGTCGGCGGGATCGTACACCATCTGGAAGTCGGCGCTGAACTCCTTGAGGGTGCCGCGGTACGACTTCCAGCCCGCCGAGGCGCGGGTGGTCACGTCGGCCTCGCCCTTGGAGAAATCGACGTTGACGTCTTTGACGTTGGTCAGCTCCGCCCACGTCGGGCTCTCGGTGGAACCGGTGTTGCGGTAGAGCTTCATTTCGATGCCGAGCTTGCTGGACATGACTGTCTCCTTGGGGTCTGGGGTTGAAGGGCGGTCAAACGCCCCCGGCGGCTTGGCGCCAGAAGGCCCGGCGCTGAGCCAGGGCCTTGTCGAAGGCGGGTTTCATGTAGGGGCGGGCGGGGTAGCGCGCGGTCTTGATGGGATCGGTCTTACGGTGGCTGAAGCCAACGATCTTCCCGTGGCGATAGACCGGGGCGATGCGCATCTGCTCCGTCCCACCCTCTTCCAGGAGGCGCGGGACCACGCTCTTGCCAAACCCGGCGGGGCCAACGACCACCGACCGGTTCCGCGGCTCGAAACTGAAGTAGAGCATCTCCTTCAACTGCCCCGAGCGCGCCCGCGGGGGCTGGCCCGGCGGCGAAGGCTTTTTCACCTGACGCATCGAATTGCGGGCCGTCTTGCGCACGTAACCGCCGGCGTGCCTGAGGAACTTCAGGGTGCGCTTGTCCATGTACTGCAGCACCGCGGCGCGATCGAAGAACGCGGCCTGGTGGCGGCTCACGGATCGGGGGGCGCTGGTCATCATGGGAGCACCACGTAGGTCAGGGACAGCACGGAAAGGAACGTCCTGGCTTGGTGGAGCAGGTCCACGTCGTAAATGGGCTCCCGCTCCACGCCCTTCCAGGCGGCTCGTCGGGTACCGAACGTGACGGGTTTGCGGTTGAGGGTGTCGGCGATCGATCGCACCAGGGCGTCGAGGGCAAGCACGCCGGCGTCGTCGGTCGGGATACACCGCCTGGCGATCCCCACGTCGATCACGAGCGTCTCCTCGTCACCGGACCGGCTGAGCAGCGCCTGGGCGTAGCTGGCCGGCGTGACCCCCACGCGCAGGTTCGTCAGTAGCTTGGGATCCCACTGGATCACCAGGCTGGCGGCCGCGGCGACGGCCTGGCCGTCGAACGAAAGCGCGGCGGCGGTGATGACGCCGGCGACGGCCTGGGCGAGTTGGATCGGGGAGGCGCTCACGGTTCGGTGGTCTCGGCGATGAGTTTGGTGTGGAGGCGAACGTGGCGGTGGTCGGGGTCGGCCCATCTCCAGGCGGGCTCATCGCCACCGGGGCTTAGAACTTCGTACACGCGGGTCACGCCTTGTAGGTCGGTGTCCTCCACCTGATCGCCCTCGGCCGGCTCGGCGGGCGTCAGGGCGGCAAGCTGGTCGGCGGCGATCAGGTAGTCGCGGACCTGGACTTCGACCTGCGTTCGGGACACGGGGTCGATGATCTGGGTCCGCGCTTCGCTGGGCACGGCCGTCACCGCGTCGAGCGTGGTTTCGCCGCGGCGATAGACCGTGGCCCGACCGTTGACCGCGCGGATGGCGGCGAACATCGACGCGACGGCTTGTGCAACCACGGTGGGCATGGCGATGGACCAGAGGGCCCCGCGGAGGCCGGGCCGTGTCACGTCCCACGGCCCGGCCCAGTCACGGAGGCATCAGGCGGCGGTGATGACGATGGCTTGGGCGACGACGATCCCGTCCAGTTCGGCCATCACGTACAGGGTTCCGGCTCCCCCGTTGTCGAGGGTGAGCACGGCGGCTCCGGTGGCGTCGGTCAGCACGTCCTGGTCGGCGGCGGCCTCGTGGGTGCGGATGAGGGTTCCGTCATCCACGGTGATGTCTTCGATGGCCTGCGGTGCGCCGAAGTTGGCGGCAGCAACCCAGACCCGGAGGCGGGCCCGGGCGGCGAGGTCTTCGCCGGCGGCGTCCTGGACCTGGAGGGTGACCTGGGCGGTCCCGTCCGTCCCGTCCACCGCGGCGATGGCGAGCGCGGGGAGTAGGGCCGACACCGCGGCGGCCAGCTTGGCGACGGTCACGGCCCCATTGGCAATGGTGAGGACACCGTCGGCGTTGATCGTCGCGTCACCGGAGAGCGTCTTGGGATCGCCCACGTCGTCGGCTTGGCCAACGACCAGTTGACCGGTGGACAGGACCACGGCGTCGCTCAGGGTGCCGGTGTAGGCGCCATCACTGTCGAGCTTGGAGAGGCGAGCCCCCAAGTCGTTGGTTTCGGCGGCGGGGTGCATCTGGCTCACCTTCCGCTGTTGGTCGAGATTCATGACGGGCATGGTGGAACTCCGTCGAGGGTGCTTGGAGGGATGATGAACTCAAACCCCGGACCGGCTCGGATACTCACGAGCCGGTCCGGGGAATTGGCTGGTGGGGAACTCAGGCGAGGATGGCTTCGGTGGCGGTGATGGCGTCGGTGACGATGACCGGGATGCCGTCCACGTCGGTGGGCATCGGGGCGGGCGCGCCGGTGGCGTTGACCGCGGTGCGGCTCTGGCGCAGTTGCTTGATCGAGCGGCGGCCGCACACGATCAGGTTCGGCATCCGCGAAGCGGGGAAGCGGCTCAGCGCTTCGTAGATCAGGTCATCGGTGAGGCCCTTGCCCGACTGGGCGGTCAGGTTGCAAATGCGGGCGACGCTGTTCGCGCTGCCGATCTGCAGGCCCAGCCACCCGAAGATGGGCGTGTAGTAGGCGGGGTAGGTCTTCCCGGTGGCATCGGTGGCCTTGATGGTCACCGACTCCTTCACGGCGATGACGCCTTCCTCGCCCTCGTTCTCGCCGCCTGCGATCACGGTGGCGTCCACGCCGTCGTCGTTGGTGCGGATGAGATAGACCGAGCTCCCGGTGCTGGCCGTGCTGCCGGTGGCGTCCACGGTCATGGCGTTCGCCAAGAGCAGCGCCTGGGCCAGGCCGACGAAGCCGTCGGCGTCGATGCCTGTGCCGTTGATGATCTGCCTCTCCGCGCCGAAGAAGGCGGCCTTGAGGTGGCGCTTGGACTCGCGGGCGATGTACGCCTCGGCGCCTTTGCTGTAGGCGTCGGCGATGGCCTGGTCGATCTCGTTGGAGGCGTCGAGGATTTTCAGGTCGATGGTGACCAGGGTATCGGTGGACTTGGAGTTGTCGCGGCCGGCGTTGGGCGAGCGGAAGCCGACCACGGGGGCTCCGGTCTCCTTGACGTACTTGTGCTGGGCGCCGTTGCTGGCGGTGGCGGCGGCCAGCGCCTTGAGCACCGGGGCGTCGTCGAGGATGTCGGTGACCTCGATGTCGGCGAGGTTCATGTCGTTGACCTTGAGCAGGTCGGCGAGGGCGAGGTATTCGGCGGCCATGGTGGGGACTCCTGAGAGGGTTGCATTGCTTGGGGTGTGAAATCGTTAACGCGATTGATCCGGGCCCGGGCTGGGTCACTTCTTGCCGGCGAGGCGGAACGCGGAGGCGAAGGAGGTCTTGGGCTGGTTGGCGTCGGCCGCATCGAAGGGCACGGGGGCGGCTCCGCCCGTCGCGGGCGTGCTCGGCTTGGCGCTGAGCTGCTCGATCTGCTGGGCCTGCCACTTGAGGTGCTCCTGGGTGGCCTGCTCGAAGCTCATGCCCTTGGCGAAGTAGAGCGCGCCGCGCTGCTCTCCGAAGGTCTGCATGAACTTCGCGCCGTCGGCCTGGCGGCCATCGCCACTGGGCGTCACCGGGGCGGGGACGGTCTGCGCGCCGGCGTCGGCGCTGAAGGCCTCGGGCTTGGATTGCGGGGCGGGGGCACTTCCGGGGGCGGGGGTGGGGCCGGGGGTTGGGTTGGGATTGGCGGTGGACATGGGGACTCCTTGGTGAGGATGGATGGTGATGGGGCGCTGGGCCGCGGCCCGGCCGCTGAACTGGGTGCTCGTGTTGGGGTCCACGCCCCAGGGACAGACGGCGACGCCGCGGAGGCGCCATTGGGTGGCGATGTAACAGGGGCCCTCCACCTCGCGGCCGTTGACCGTGGCGGTGAAGCCGCTGTCGAGGTAGTCGATGCGGCCGGGCTCCCAATAGACGCTGGCCTCGAAGGGCACGCCGGCCCGGCTCTGGTTGACGATCTTGGTGGCCCGGTCCCCCTCTTCGGTGGGGGTGATGAAGCCTTTGCAGCCCAGGCGGCCGTTGGTGGTGTCAAGGGCGTCCAGGTAGCCGACGATCTGATCGGGATCGTGGCACCAGTCCAACGGCAATCGGTCCTTGTGACGGGTCATGCCCGCCAGGTCGAGCACGATCCGGCCCCAGAACCAGTGGGTCAGCACGTCGCCCGACAAGGCGACGATCGTCACCGGCACGTTCTTCCCCGCCTCGGCGTCGCCCAGGGCGAACGCGATCACCCCCTCGGGCATCGCGGCCGCAGCGGCGAGCATGAACGCCTCCGCGGGAGCCTGCTTCTGCTGCGGAGCGACGGGGGCGGGAGCGGTGGCGGTGCTCATGGGCTGGCCTCCTGGTTGTTCTTGTCGGGGGTGGCGGGGTCGGGATCGTCCTGGAGCGTGTTGGCGGCGTCGGTGGACAGGACGATGCCCTTGCGGCGGGCATAGTCTTGTTCGCTGGCCAGTTGGTCCACGATCTCGAACCAGTCCTCCCCGCGCTCGCGGGCGATGCGCTGGCGGCTGTCCAAGGCCGCGTCCAGGGCTGCCGCGTTGGCCTTGATTTCCTTGAGGGGATCGATCCAGCCCAGGCCGGCCGGAATCCATTCCCAGCGGAGCGTGGCCTCGTCCAGGTCCGTCGGGAGTTTGATTTCCCCCGCCTTGATCCACTGGGCCAGCTTCCACCGCGTGATGCGGTCGAGTACATCACGGACCTCGCGCTGACGGATGCGGGCGCTGCGGTGGTAGAGCAAGAGGGCCTGGCGCGCGCCGCTGTAGTTGGTGTGGGCTGAGTCGAAGAAGGAGTAGTCGATGTCCAGCGCCTTGAGCGCGGTCATCGTCACGTACTTCATGAACTGCTGGAAGTTCTCCCCCGGCGAGTCGGCTGTCATGAACTCGGCGTCGTCGCCATTTTGGAGGTCGAACACCACGGGGCCCTTGCCAAAGTTGATCGGCCCCTGGGCCTGCTCGGTGGCCTTGCCCGCGTCGAGGGCGTCGGCCGCGGCCCGTTTGATCTTCACCCCCAGGTACTGCGAGATTTTGGCCTTGGCCAGCGCGTATTCCGTCGCCTCGGACAGGTCCAGGAAGCTGTTGATCGCCGCTGCCAGCGGGCTGATGCCCCGCACCTGGTCCACCCGATCGAAGTAGCCGTGCTGGATGACGGAGCCGGCGTCGATCATCTGATCGAACGTGAACTTGCCCTTGGCGGTGCGGCGGTTCACCGCGTACCTGAGGACTCGGCCGGCCTGGTCGATCTGCACGCCCTGGACCATGCTCTCGGGCTTGATCCCCTGGGGAAGCTGGGCGGGGGTCACGATGCGATCCGATTCGATCGCCTGGAGCTTCCCGTCCGAGAGCATCACCAGGAAGGCGTCGCCGTCGTTGACCCGCCCCATTTCCGTCAGGTAGGTCAGGCGGTACAGCGGATGGCGTCCGGCCGCGTCGCAGTTTTCGGCCCGCGACCATTCCGCCATGCGAGCTTCGATCGCGTCATCCAGGGCGTCGATGCCTGTGCGGGCCTGGAAGCTGTGCTGGGCCACGTGGGCGCAGTGGGTGCGGATGGCCCAGGCGGCGATGGCCAGATTGCGCTTGAGGTCGCGGGCCCCGCTGATGACCTTCGACCGCTTCTTGGGGTCGAGGATCGCGTCCTCGGGGCGGGCGTCCACCTTGATCGCCCGACGGCGGCTCGTGGTCTCGGCCGCCTCATAGGCGAACCCGAAGGCGCGTTTGAGGGTGTTGGTGAAGGCCATCACCAGGCCCCCGACAGGTCGATGGATCGGGTGATGCTCTTGCCTGCGGCGGCGGCGGCCCGACGACGCCAGTACTCCAGTTCCTGGATCGCCTGGGCCCGGTCCCACTTGGTCCGGGTGCCATCGTGCTGCACCTCCACCACGCCCGCCGGCGTCGCGGCGAGGGCGGTTTCGATGGCGGTGACCATTTGGGCGGGTGTGGCCATGGGCGTGGTGGAGTCGAGTCCCAGACAGGCGGAGCGGTGTTCCCCCCTCCTATCTGTCGGGCGCGTTGCGTGGTTGAGCTTCCCCGCCCCGATCCGCGTCCAATTTTGCAAAAAGGCGCGAGAAAATTGCACAGCCCGCGCCTCCGCCTCTTGATTGACCGATTGGGTTGTGTATAATACACAACATGAGTAGCAGGGAGCTTATCCGGCTGATCGAGTCCCACGGCTGGCGACTGCACAAGGTCGAAGGCTCGCATCACCAGTTCAAGCACCCGACCCGGCCCGGCAAAGTGACCATCCCGCACCCGCGCAAGGACTTGAAGCCTGGCACGTTGAACTCCGTCCTCAAACAGGCGGGCTTGAAGTAGCCCCCGCCTTGGAGAACCCTCATGATCTATCCGGTGTTTCTCGAACGCGCATCCGACGGCTGGAGCGTCGGCGTCCCGGACCTGTTGGGGTGTGTGTCGGCCGGCGACACGATCGAAGAGGCTTTGGCCAACGTCCGCGAAGCCATCATCTTCCACCTGGAAGGGATGGCCGAGGATGGCGAGGAAGCCCCGATCCCCGGCAACATCGAAGACCACCGGGACAACCCGGATTGGGCCACGGCGGACATGTGGGCCGTGGTCGTGGTCCCCGATCATGACCTGCCCGGCAAGGCGATCCGCCTGAACATCTCGCTCAATGAACGGGTGCTCGCCCGTATTGATGCCGCCGTGGAGGCTGGCGGCGACACCCGTTCGGGCCTCCTGGCTCGGGCCGCCAGCGATTACCTGGATCGTCGCCAACCACCGATCATCGCGCCCGCACGCCCGGCGTCTGGGCGTCGGCCGACTCAGTCGAAGGCGGCGCGTTCCCCGTCCAAGCGGCCGGGTCGAAAACGCGCTCCACGCGGATGAACATCTGCCCACAGTGGGCGCAGCGCACCCGGCGGCGCTCGATCGACGTGAACGGTTGACCCTGGTGGACTCCACCGTAGGTCTGGGTCGGCAGCGGGCGGACCACCTTGTGTTCGGTGCAGCGGCAGCGGGGACAGGCGGCGATCTGCTGGGTGGCGGTGGGTTGGGCGGAGCGGGTGGGTGGGCGTTTCGACATGGCCGTCCTTTCGGGTGGGGTATTTCGGGCGAAATGACCGTCAGAATTGGAAGCGGTAATCGCGGCGTGGAGGGGGTCGATTTGGCGTGCGGGCCTGCTGACCCACCACTTCGACGCCCAGCGTCGAGGCGGCCACCGCGTTGCCGATCAGGCAGTCGAGCAGGTCATTGTCCCGGTTGGGTAGCTGCGCCCAGATGTCCACGCTGCGGCCGCGAGCGGTCGTGGGGGTCGGAATCTCCGCCGCCAGGTGGTCCAGCAGCATCCGGTGTTCGCTCTTGGACGCGGCGGCGCAGAGGGTGAGGGCGCTGGGATCGCCCGTGGGGGTGCGCAGGCGCTCGTGGACCGTGGATTTCCAGCGGTTGGTGTCGTAGAAGCAGTGGGCGATGGCCCGCTGGTCGGGTCGCTGGATTTGCCAGTGGTGGCCCACGCGGACGCCCGGCCGCGGCTTGCGCTCGGGGAGCGGGGTGTCCTGGGCTCGCAGACCGTCGCCCTTGCTGGGCATCAGGACCGCGGCGTGGGCGCTCTCGCGGCAGAACTGAAACACCAGGTCCGTGGACTTACCCCAGCCGGCGTCGATGAAGCACCGCTCCACGCGGAGTTCGGCCCCGTCGTCGCGGACCCAGGCCCGCCCCAGGATCGCGTCGGCGAGCGTCTGCAGCGCCCGGTAGAGCTGCGCCTCGAACGCCTGGCCCGGTAGCTCCCGCGCGTAGGTCCGCTTGGCGTCGCGCTTGGTGAAGTAGGCCCGGCCCTGGTCGGGCCACGACCCGTAGTCGATGACGTGGCCGCCCAGGCCCGGACGCCATCCCACCACCATCCACCAGAGCAGCTTCGCCTGCACGTCGATGAACGCGGTCAGCCGCTCGGCGTGCTGGGGCGCCTGGCCCCGTGGCGTGCCGACGATCTTCATTTCCATGACGCGGATTTCGGGGCGCTCTCCGCCCTGGTTCTTCTGCTGGCGCACCGGCTCGTTCTGGTACTCCGCGGCGAACGCCACGGGGTTGTCAAAGTAGATGTTCATCGCGTGCTGCAGCGCGTCGATCTCATCGTCGCGGTTGAAGCGCTCGGGCCACGCCACCTGCGCCCCGACCTTCATCGCGGACTGGTGCGCGCGGTAGAACTCGGTGGCCTCGTCGCCGCGGCCCCCCTTGCGGAAGCTGGCCTCCCGCAGCTCGCGGTACTGCTCCCACAAGTCCTCGGCCGTGGGCATGGCGTAGATGAGCTTGGTCCGCTGGCCCTGCCACTGCGGGTTCTTCTCGCGGTCCAGGAGTTGGTCCGCCAGGTCTCCCTCCACGATCACCGTGCAAGGCACGATCATCGCGGTCCGCTGGCCCGGGCCCGCCATGCCGGCGATCGCCCCGCGGATGGTTCCCAGCCGGGCGTCGCACTGCAGGGGCGACTTGGCTGACTCGTCCGTCTGCGGGTCATCGATCACCGCCAGGGTCGGGCGGATCGTCTCGCCCTCAGGCGTGATGTGCTGGGGCCCGCGGATGTTGCCTTCGATGCCGGCGACGCGCACCACTGCCCCGGACGCGGCGCTGCCGGCGATGGTGGGGAGCACCAATTGGTCGCTCGTCCATTCAATTCGCGTGGGTGAGCCATGCTGATGCTGGCCTCCACAGCGACGGGCTTCGCCCTCCAAGGCCCTGATCGGGTAGGAAACCTCCGGGTAGTCGGCCAGTAGCGCATCGTTGGTGGCGAGCTGCGTCTTGAGGTTGGTGAGCAGCTTCCGCGCGTGCGAGGCGGTGGACCCGATGAGCATGACAAAGCGGTGATGGCGGTTGAGGGTGGCCCAGAGCACCGCGGCGATCGACAGCGTGGTCTTGCCGCTGCCTCGGGGCATGGCGATGGCGATGGTGTCGTTGTGGATGACCACGCGCTCGATGGCGGCGATCACCGTGAGGTGGTCCGGTGACCAGGCGAGGTTGAAGCTCTCGGGGAAGTAGCTCTCGCAAAACGCGCGGAAGCAGTCCTCGGCCCGCCGGCGACGGTCCACGTCGGCCACCGGCGGAATCGCCCCGATGTCCCGGCCGGCGGCGCTGATGGCGCGACTGCGGCGGCCGACTCGGTCGGCGTGCTGACGATAGCTGGCGGCGTGGGTGGTCATCGGGACTTCCTGGGCTTCCAGGCCTGGCACCGGCGCATGTGGTCGGCGGCGATCCTGGCGTGTTCGGACAGCGGGTGGGATGCGGGGGCCAGCTTGAGCGGCAAGAGGTGGTCGGCGATGGCGGCCAGTTCGTGCCCTTCGGCGGACTCGCTCGACGCGGACTGCAGCGCCTCGGCGGCGATCCGGTCGGCGTCGGCCAGGGCGAGCAGACGGTTGAGCTCGCGCTGGGCGGCCAGCGCCACCTTGGGTTCCATCATCTCGACGCCCTTGGCGTACAGGTCGTTGAGGCGGTGGTATGCGATGCCCAGCTCCCGCCGGCGGTCCACGTCGGCGGCCAGCACGATCGCGGCCTGGGCCTGCTCGACGGCCGCGGCGGCAACAGCAGCGCTCAGCCCCATCTGAGACTGGGCGGCTTCGCGGGCGGCGTCCACCGGCACGCCTGACACCAGGAGCAGGACCACCTGGTTGCGAACCTCCAGGTCGATCGGGGTTGGCTCACCCTTGGGCTTGGGCGCGCGTCTGTTCTTGGATGTACGCGAGGAAGAAGTCATGGACGTGGGGATCGGGGGTGATGGCCAATTGCTCAAAGGCGTTGCACCGGCGAAGGTTCAGTGACCCGTGGGCGGTGAGCGTCGATCCGTCGGCGAACGTGAACAGAAGGAGCTTGGCGTGGTTCCTCGTCGCGGCCACCACGTGGCCGCGCGTGGTGAGTTGGGCGTGGAGCAAGGCATAGTCGTCGCGGTCCTTTTCCCGAAACACTTCCGACACCAGCATTGTGGCGTGCCTGATTCGGCCGGCGTCGAGCATCCGCACCAAGTGGATGGTCTGCGAGCGGTTGAACCCCAGCGTGGCCACGTCCAGGCGCTCGAGGTTCTGCTGGGCCAGTTCCAGCACGGCCCCCACCAAGTCCCAGCCATGCCATCGGCCGTCAAGGATCAACAGGAGTTCCTCGCCTGGGCGGGGCAGGCGCTCAAGCTGGTGAATGCACGCCCGCTCGCGTCCGATCCGCTGGCATCGTCGTCTCGGGGACTCGATCGACTTGCGCGGCTGAGCGACGTGGCCCACGGCCCGGCGATTGCCCCGCCTGTCGTACTCCGGGGGCGGGGGTGGGCTGGCGTTTCCGCCTGGAACGGTTCGGCGGCGGTTGAGGATCGCATCAATGAGAGCGCTGTGCCGGGACATGACGGATTTGCGGCGCGAAAGAAACACTACCGCGTAACGAGGCTGCTCCGCTAAGGCCTCCAAGCGACCGGCGGCGGGAAGGACCCGCAATCATGGCGCGGTCGCCTATAGGGCGAGCAATGATGGTTTCAGGCCCCCGGATGAATCGAGCAGTCCAGGCTTGAGGTTCTGACCGGCAAGCAGGGAGGAGCGGAGGTCTTGGGCTGATCCAATCACTCCAGCGTAACTCACCCCCTCGCGCACGTCGGCCGCTGTCGGGAGATCGGTGGTGAGGATGCAGGGGAGGTTGGCTGGTATGGGCGGAAGCGCTTCATTGATCGTCTGCACCGCGGCCCCCGCATAAGCCACGATCAGCAGGACGCTTCCGGTCCCGTTGCTACCATCCAACACCAGCGCCCCGCCCGTGGTCACGGTGACCTCGGTGCTCTCCATAATGCCGGAAATCTCAGCCAAGCCCCCGGACAGGACGTGGATTTGCATTGGAGCAAAGGTATCGCCTGAATTGATGATCGTGCCTCCTTCTCCGGCAATCAGGACAGGTGTTCCGGAGGCATCCACCACGTCCAGCGAGCCGCCATTTTGGACCAGCACCGCTCCTTTGATTTCGGCCGCGTTCGACATCACCATCTCGCCGCCATCCACCGTGATGGTGTATCCATCGGTAAATCCTAACCACATTTGATAGCCAATCCCGATGTAATCGAGGCGGCCTCGCACGATACCGGCCCCAGATTGAAGATACACAAATATGCCGCTGATCCCGCCATCGATCACAACCCCAGAGCCGACCGGAATCTCCCAGGTGTCCGCGCTGTTGGGCACGACTCCGCCGACCCATGTGGCGGTGTCTTCCCAGGGCAGATCCGATCCGAGTTGGGCCACCCTGTGTGCCATCACATCCACTCCTGCTGCGCGTTCTCGGCGTCCAGGGCGGCGTCCAGAGCGGTCCACGCGGAGACTATGGACGCCGCGAGGTCGGGGTTGGCAGCGAGGAACGTGTTGAGGCTGGGCAGGGCATGAGCGATCCAGCTACCACCCACACGCACCTGCAGCGTGATGCTCACGTCGAGGATGCCCGACGCATTTAGCGCTCCGGTCAGCCGCGCTCTCGCGTCGCCCACAGAGCTCAGCGTGAGCCCGACGATCGCACGGCCCAGCACGGTCGGCAGCAGGTCGATGATGTTGGTGATGGCGGTGTGGACCGCCCCCGAAAGTGATGCGACATCCAGCGTCGCGTGGGCGCTGGGACGTGGATCGTCGATCCACGTTGTCTGTGACGCGCCATTGTCAGTGCGATGGGCCCGATGCAGACAGATCGTGCCCCGATACGCGCCGCTCAGGCGGTCCACCTGCAGCGAGTACCGCACGGCGTTGGGGGTGATGGTGATGGGCGTGGTGTTGGTGGGGACGATCAT